GTAACTTTCTAAGGTCATCCTTCTCTGCATGCTTGATAATTCGCTTCAACATGTAACCCTCTGTAGTATCCAACTTTGACAAGAGAGTAGAATACAGACACCGCAAGTAATGATACGTATTCAAATTACTTGCATATGTTCCATACGCATGACCTAGTAGAGAGAGTAACAAATTCCACTCATCACGGGGTTTCGGCTCACGACCATAAACTACTTTAGCAATAATTTCATTCATTGGACGCCAAGGTAGATATTTAGGTTGTCGCTCACCAACTACATGATTCAGAACTGCCGAATGACGAAGATACACCGCTCCTTGGAGGGTTGGAAATCCATGTCGATGATAAGTTAAGAAAGAATGTCCACAACGAAGATCTCGCATATCCATATCAAAATATTTCTTTATCCACTTAGCAAACATAAAAATATTAAGTAGGGCAGCTAACTGACCATGAGGAATAACATACCAATGATCGTCTCCATAGACAATTATATTAATAATAAACTTTACCATCTGAGAATAAATTTCATCTCGCATTTCCGCATGCACTACTGTAACATGCACGCAAAACAAGCAAAATAAGAATAGTAAAGACCAAGAGTCCATATGTGAAGTGTTCAGGACTCCAGAGGACACACCACCACATATAACGGCCCATATAAAGCCCAGAAGATGAGTTATTCTCTGACACATCTCTTCAACCAGAAACTGAATAATATTCTTTAAAACAGAATAATAAGGATGACTAGGATCATAATACAGGAGACATGAGGAGTAATACATATTAACCAAAACATCAGGAATAGACTGATCAATCTTTGTAAGATCACCCTCATTAATACACTTAGCATTCGGATCGTCCCACAAACCCAGCCACTTTGCAACGGCATCCATTCCTCCTTTAGTCCATGAGCGACCTATGCCGATCGAACCACCAAGCTCTTCGTAACGACGAATAGAAACCAAATGCTCCAAAATAAGTATCTTGAGATCAGGAATCTGAAACGTTCTTGCCTTTTCTCCCATCTGTTCATATTTCTCATCATCGTACTGTTTAGTATGAGAGAAATAGTTTTCCGATTTCAAAGTTTGAAGGAAAACAGCAACAAAACGTTCATCACCATTCAAAAAGGCAATAACCTCTTTCAACGAGGGAACAATGTTCTCGTATTTTTTTCCAGAAGGATCTACAATTACTGGAACACCATCAACAATAGCCGAC